AAAATTAAAATTAATGAAAGTCAATATAGAAGACTATTAGAAACCATCACCGATGATAATGAAAAAACTCATATAGGTGATAAAGTTATGGTGTATTATAATCTACATAAACACACCTTTTCAATTAGTCGTAATGGTAGAGTAATTGCTCACGCAGATTATGTTAAACTAACTGATGTTGAATTCAGAGTTAGACAAGGAGGAAGAGAAAAAGTATTAAAAGATAAAAGAAAGAATGTTCATTCATTTGTAATTGGAACTTTAATGGATTATTGTAAATTTCCTTGTAAAAACTTACCAAGCGAACCAAATACGAATATAGTAACCTATAACCCTTATAAATATAGTTCTTATGTTATAAAAGACACAGAAGAACCAATATATAGTGCCGGTGAAGTTGAAATGATAAATTTAAGAGACAAAATATTTATAACAAAACAATAACATGCCATTACCAAATAAAATAAAGAAAACAATTCCGTTAACATTTCCAAAAACTCTTTTCCCAAGAAGAGAACAATTATTGGAAAAAATTAATAAAGACGGAACTTATTTACCAAAATCAATTTTACACGCCGATTTGGATGGGGGTATGTTAAATTTTGTTCAAAATGAATTACAAACAATTGTTGATGGTAAAGTTATACCTACGGTTGATATCATAATAACAACTCAAAACTGGTCTCAATTTACGGAAACTTGGAACTTCCAAGATTTAGATTCAAACGTTTCCCCCCCGTTTATAACCATTGTGAGAAATCCTGAAGTTAAATTCGGAACTAATCCTGCCTTACTTTATAACATTCCGAATAGAAAACAATACTTTTACGCTCAAGTTCCAACTTGGGACGGAAATAGAAATGGTATGGACATATATAAAATACCTCAACCTGTTCCGGTAGATATTACATATTCTGTTAAAATTATTTGTAATAGAATGAGAGAATTAAATGCGTTGAATAAAAATATTCTTGAGATGTTTGCATCTCGTCAAGCGTATACTACAATCAAAGGTCACTATATTCCAATCATAATGAATAACATTACGGATGAATCGGTAATGAATATTGATAAAAGAAAATATTATATTCAAAGTTACGATTTTACTATGTTAGGATTCTTAATTGATGAAAATGAATTTGAAGTTGCTCCGGCCGTTTCAAGAGTTTTAACTGTCGTAGAATTTGAAAAAGAATCTTTTATGAGAGGACGAAGAAAAAATATTACAGACGAAGGAACAGAATCAAATATTTTATTTGTTGTTGGAAATAATATTATTTCACAAGTTTTTGATTATACCGTTGATTTAAATTTAGGTGAAACATCAAATATAGAATCATTTGATGTGTACTTAAATAATCAATATTATGGGTCTGATTTATATCAAATACAAATTAATACCAATGATGTTTTAAGAATTGTTGTTGTTAAAAATGACGATACTTTAGAAGGTTCTATTGTGTTACAAAACCAATTAGTTTAATCCTCACCGTAGATATCCTTCTTTTCCTTACATTTATCAATAATCATTCTTTCTAAAAAACGATACATTTTAATCCCCCTCTTTTCACAATAGGTCTTTAGGATATTATGAACCTCAATTGATATCTTTAGGTTCTTTATTTTTTTTTCATTATCTGCCATGGTAGAATAAAGGCAGAATTTATTCTACCTAATTTATAAATACTTCTTATGAAGTAAAGTATTTTGGTTTTTTTTATAATATTTATCAATAAAAATAAATTTACAAATAAAAAAGACAAACTAATGGCATCAAATCAAAAAGTATTCGTATCTCCCGGAGTATATACTTCTGAAGTTGATTTAAGTTTCGTAGCACAAAGTGTGGGAGTTACCACGTTGGGTATTGTGGGTGAGACCTTAAAAGGTCCCGCTTTCGAACCTATCTTTATACGAAATTTTGATGAATTCACAAATTTCTTCGGTGGAACTTCTCCAGAAAAATTTATAAATACACAAATTCCAAAGTACGAAGCGGCTTACATTGCCAAATCCTACTTACAACAATCTAACCAATTATTCGTAACGAGAGTGTTAGGATTATCTGGTTATGATGCGGGACCATCTTGGTCTATAACAACTAAAGCAAATGTTGACCCTACAACGGTTGATTTCTTTTGTGAAAGTGCAACGACAGTTGACTGTGTAACTGAATGTATTGACTTTAAAACTATAAACTACTCTATTGAATTTTCAGCGTGTACAAATAGTGTTGATACTGTTGGTTTTACAAATACAAGTAATTTACCGGCAGAAATATCTACAATTTTATATGAACCTTATGAACAATTTGATGGTTCTACAAGTTCATTATATCAAGATATGTCTAAACAAATTTTTGATATTGTTTCAACACCGGCTAAAGAGGATACTTCAATCTATTACTATGGAGCAATTCCGACTAGTGTTTATTCAGGATTAAGTGATGTGTATACAGGTGAAACAAATGTTTATGAAGTTGATAATGTAAGTGCTAACTTATGTAATTATTCTGCACCTCAAAATGACCCTTGGTATTATTCATTATTTGATAATGTAGGGAATGCCTCTTACACAGGGTTTTCATTTTGGTCAGTTGTAACAGGATTAACATTAACACCAATAATTACAACAACAACGACATCATCAACAACTACAACAACGACAAACCCTTGTACAACAACTACTTCAACATCAACTACTTCAACAACAACGGCAAAACCTGTTAATTGTTATACAGGTACATTGATTGGGGTAATTTATGTTTATTCGGGAACTGCATATACTGATTATGATGATTTAGTAATTGCAACACTTCGTTCAAGAGGTTTATCAACTTATGGTCTTGATGACGGTCCTGTTTATGAAGTACCGGGTGGTGTTAATGGTTATGGTGAATTTGATGGTTCTGCGGTTACTTTAGATTGTACAGGAACATATTCAGGTGTTACTAAAAACCCATTTTCAACATTTGGTGTTAACATAACAAGTAAAGATGGTGACCAATATTTCTTTGAAACATCATTCTCTAATTCTGATTCAAAATATTTAAGTAAAGTATTTGGTTCAACTAACTTCTCAAAACCAAGAACTGTAGTTCCATTATTTGTTGAAGAAACATTCCAAGCTTTATTAACAAATGCTTGGAGAATGGGTTACATTAGAGGTTTAAATTGTGAATTAACCGCTTTACCAGATGCGAGACAAGCGATAAATCCTACGTCTATTGCGTTTTATTTAGAGAAATATCAATCACCGGTTTCTCCGTGGGTTGTATCTGAATTAAGAGGTAATAAAGTTTATAACTTATTTAAATTTACGACTATTGCTGATGGTGATGCTGCAAACATTGATATTAAAATATCGTTGGCTAACATGTCATTTAACAATGGTACTTTTGATGTATTAGTAAGAGATTTCTTTGATACTGATTCAGCACCTGTTGTTCTTGAGAAATATACTAACTGTAGTATGAACCCTCAAGATAATTCATTTATTGGTAAGAAAATTGGTAGTTTAGATGGTGAATATCCTTTATTATCAAGTTATGTAATGGTTGAAATGAATGAGGATGCACCGATAGATGCACTTCCTTGTGGATTTTTAGGTTACGATTACAGAGAATATGCTGGTGTAAGACCACCATTCCCATTAATTAAATCTAAATATTACTACCCTGGTGAAGTTGTTTACAACCCACCATTTGGATTAGCATCAGGAGCGGATGACGCAACTACAAGTCCGGGTGATAATGTTAGAAGAACTTATTTAGGTATTTCTGATACAGAAGGTATTGATGTTGATTTCTTCCAATATAAAGGTACACAACTTCCATTATCAATTTGTAACGATACTGAAGGATTACCTTGGAACTTTAGAACAAGAGGTTTCCACATGGATAAAAATGCAAGTGGTATTACAATTCCAAATATATTCGTAACTAGTGGTACACCGGCATTCTTTGTTGGTGACGCAACATTTACATCAGACCCTGATAGTGAAGAAAATCCATACTACAGAATTTACGCACGTAAATTTACATTCTTGGTTAAAGGTGGTTTTGATGGATGGGATATCTATAGAGAATTTAGAACAAATAAAGACGAGTTTATGTTAGGTAGAAGAGGTTATTTAAAAGGTGCCTGTCCTACTATCAAATATCCTACAGCATCAGGTTGGGGAGCATTTAAACAAATTGTTGTCGCAGATAATACTCAAGATTATGCTAATACTGACTTTTACGCATACTTATTAGGTCAACAAACATTCGCAAATCCTGAAGCAGTAAATATTAACGTATTTGTTACTCCTGGTATTGATTATGTAAATAACTCTAACTTAGTTGAAAACGCAATTGATATCATTGAATATAGTAGAGCGGATTCATTGTACGTATGTACAACACCTGACTACAATATGTATGTTCCATCGAATAGTAATCAATTAGATTTTATTTACCCACAAGAGGCTGTAGATAATTTAGCTAATTCAGGAATTGACTCTAACTATACCGCTACTTACTATCCTTGGGTATTAATGAGAGATACAGTTAATAATACACAAATTTATTTACCAGCGACGGCTGAAGTTACAAGAAACTTGGCATTAACCGACAACATTGCGTTCCCTTGGTTCGCTGCGGCGGGTTATACAAGAGGTATTGTAAACGCTGTTAAAGCGAGAGTTAAATTGACTCAAGAAAATAGAGATACTTTATATCAAGGTCGTTTAAATCCAATCGCAACATTCTCTGATGTTGGAACTGTAATTTGGGGTAACAAAACTCTTCAAATTAGACAATCGGCTCTTGACAGAATCAACGTAAGAAGATTATTACTTCAAGCTCGTAAATTAATATCTGCAGTTTCTGTTAGATTATTATTTGAACAAAACGATGCTAAAGTAAGACAAGACTTCTTGGATTCAGTTAACCCAATATTAGACTCTATAAGAAGAGATAGAGGTCTTTATGATTTCCGTGTAACTGTTTCGTCTGACGCAGCTGATTTAGACAGAAATCAAATGACAGGTAAGATTTATATCAAACCAACCAAATCGTTAGAATTTATAGACATTACGTTCTATATCACTCCAACCGGAGCATCTTTCGAGAATATATAATAAATAAAATTATGACCCATTGTAATAGTGGGTCATAATTAAGCCAAATAACAAGTTATGTTAAATAATAAGATAGTAGAAGGTATTGATGAGTTTGGTGCTCCTGATGAAAAATATTACGCGTTTGATTGGGATGATAATATAGTTTCAATGCCAACAAAAATAATATTAAAAGATGAAGATGGTGATGAAGTTGGTATGTCAACTGAAGATTTTGCAACTTATAGAGAGACTATTGGTAAAGAACCATTTGAATTTGATGGACATACTATAGTAGGATTTGCGGATGAACCTTTTAGATATTTTGGTGTTAAAGGGGATAAACAATTTATTGTTGATTCTATGTTAGCGAAACCGGGACCTGCTTGGCCTGATTTTGTTGAGGCAATTAATAACGGGTCAATATTTTCAATAGTTACGGCTAGAGGACATACACCATCAGTAATTAAAGATGCTTGTTACAATTATATTGTTTCAAATCTTAATGGAATTGATTCAAATGAATTAGTTAAAAATTTAGAAAAATATCGAGATTTAGATGATAACGATAATGTTTCTAAAAAAGAAATGATTAAAGAGTATTTAGATTTATGTAGATTTTATCCTGTTAGTTATGGTGAAGGTTCAGCAACAAATCCGGAGGAAGGAAAAATTAAAGCTTTAAAAGAATTTGTTCAATATGTTAAGGAAATGTCTCAACATATACAAAAAAAGGCGTTTTTAAAAAATAAGATAAATAATTATTTTGTCCCAAAAATAGGTTTTTCAGATGACGATTTAAAAAATGTGGATGTAGTAAAGAAACATTTTGAGAAAGACCCTGAAAATATTATTAAAACTTATTCTACAGCAGGAGGAATAAAAAAAGAATATTAAATACTTATATTAAAATAGAATTAAATAAATAAACTAGAATTAAAAAACTAGTATTAAATAAACTAGACTAGACTAGATTATAATGATAATAAATTAAAATCTAAAAGTCAATAAAAAATATTTTTTAAATAGAGATATTTATTAAATAAAGATAATAAAAATAAAATTAAAAACAATTTGAAATGGCTGATTTATTAATGAAAATGCCCATACCTTACGAACCTAAAAGACAAAATAGGTTTATTTTACGTTTTCCTTCAACATTAGGAATTAATGAATGGTTCGTAGAATCGGCTGCAAGACCAAAAATAACAATTAATCCGGTAGCAATTCCTTTCTTAAATACTGAAACTTATGTTGCGGGTCGTTTTACTTGGGGAACTATTAATGTTAAATTCCGTGACCCAATTGGACCTTCTGCATCACAAGCTCTTATGGAGTGGGTACGTTTATGTGCTGAATCAGTTACAGGTCGTATGGGGTATGCTGCGGGATACAAGAAAAATATTGACCTTGAGATGTTAGACCCAACAGGTGTTGTTGTGGAAAAATGGATATTAGAGGGAACTTTCTTATCTGACGTTAACTTTGATTCTTTAGGATACAGTACAGATGCTTTAGCAACAATTTCAGCCGTACTTCGTATGGATATATGTATATTAGTTTACTAAAATTATAATTTATATTTAAATTTAAGAATCCACATATCAAAAATATGTGGATTTTTTATTAACTATTTATAAAAAACCATTTAAGATTATATTTTATAATAAAAACAAATTAATATGGATGAGAGTTTAATTAACGCAGGAACGGAAAATTTCACATTACCACATGATGTAGTATCATTACCGAGTGGTGGAATTTTTTATAAATCTAAAAAAAAATCGGTTAAAGTTGGTTATTTAACAGCATCTGACGAAAATTATTTAATTGGTGCTTTGGCGGGTAAAGAAAATGTTGTATTAACATTATTAAGAAATAAATTATATGAACATGATTTACGACCTGAAGAATTATTAGATGGTGATGTTGAAGCTATTTTAATATTTTTAAGAAATACTTCTTTTGGGGCGGAATATATAATTAATTTAACTGACCCACAAACTGATAAACCATTTGTACATACAGTTGTATTAGATGAGTTAAATATCAAAAAAACCCAACATAAACCTGATGAAAATGGTTTTTTTACTACAATGTTACCTAAAACAGGGGTTACTGTTAAATTAAGACCTACAACATTTTATGATACTGTTGAGTTAGATAAAATGGTTGAACAATATCCTGCAGGAAGACAGGCACCAAGAATTACTTGGAAATTACAAAAACAAATTGTTGAGATTGATGGTGATTCTGATAGAGGTAAAATAGCTATGTTTGTTGATACTTTACCTATTATGGACTCTAAATACATAAGAACTTTTTTAAGAGAAAATGAACCGTCATTAGACCTTAAAAGAACAGCAAACGCCCCGTCAGGAGAACTGGTATCTTTCGAGATAACCTTTGGGGTGGAGTTTTTTCGGCCTTTCTTCTAACTATCGACAACTTCTAATTGAGGAGTATTACTTGATGGCCAAGTTCATTAGGACATCTTATATAGACTTCAATGAGATGCCAACCTATGTAAGAAAATTTTTAATAAATAGAATAATAGAAGATAATACACCAGAGACGTAAATTAAAATATGTCTTTGGTGTATTTATTTATAAAACAAATTTAATATGCAAGATGCTAGTTTAGACGC